ATTTTGGTTCGTTTGTTTATGGCAACCCAGCCAGTAGCACAGTTGCGCTTATGACCGTTGATAATGGCGCGGCTTCTGCTGGCTTGTGTGTTTGGAATACCAGCACATCTGCTGGCGCGGCGAAATTAAACATTTCAGGTGTCGCAGTAAGCGCAACTCAAAAACCTGTTGCATTGGCACAAGTATCTGACAGTTATAGTGCATGGGTTGCTTCTGGTGGATTTATTCAAGATGTCGCTAGAAATTACACAGGCTTTATTTTGACACCATCATCAGGAACATTTACAGCCAATGTTTCGGTTTACGGATATGGAAAAGCATAATGAAAATAAATGTTTATGACCATGAAACAGGCAAAGTTATTGAACGTCAAATGACAGCCGATGAACAAACAAATTACGAGTTAATCCAAGCCGAAGCAGAAAAAGAAGCACTAGCCGAAGTTGCTAAAGCCACAGCAAAAGAAGCCGTATTAGCAAAACTTGGACTTACTGCCGACGAAGTAGCCGCCCTACTAAGTTAATGAAATGGCAATACCTACTTGGCTGCACAATCCTTGTAGCAGTAGTGGCTTGGGGCTGTAGTGGTTGCACAGTTTCTAAAACGAATATCGAGTACCAATGCTTTACAAAGGCCGCTTGTGAATAAAACACCTGAACAACAACACGCCGGGCTAATCGTTTTCGTTGGCCGCCTAATGGCTATTTGTTTTTCGTTTACCGTCATGGCATTTATCTACGGCATCTTGTTTGTAGATCAGCCAACCGAACAAGCCCCAACCGACGCGCAACTAATTGACCTACTAAGCACGTTGCTGGTTTTCCTTACCGGCACACTTAGCGGGCTAGTTGCGTCTAACGGCCTAAAGAGTAAGCCCGGCGCCAATGCACCCACCGATTAAAAAACTGGTTTTACCGTCTAATTTGGTGCACGTTAAACCGGGTGAACTACCCGCCAGCCTGCTGGTAGACGTTAAACCGTTTGGCAAACTACACCCATTAGCAGCGAACGCATACAACGCGGTTAGAGCTGCCGCATTTGCTGAGGGCATTAAACAATTTAAGCCAACTAGCGCGGGTGATACCTACCGCAGCATTGCGTTACAACGCCAAGGGTTTTTAGCGCGTTACCAACTCGCACCCATTGACGGTGTTAAACCTCGAGTGTACGAAAACAAAAACTATTACCTAAAGCCGGGCAATGCGCCAATGGCAGTACCGGGTACCAGCCGGCATAACCTCGGTTTGGCCTGTGATTTTGCGAACATGTCGGGCGCCACGTTTGAGTTTATGTGTGAGGTTGGTTTTAAGTTTGGTTGGTCACTTGAGGTAATGCCAGCAGAGCCGTGGCATTGGTTTTACTGGCCCGGTGACAAAGTACCTGCAGCGGTAACCCAATACTTGCAAGGGCTTGCGCCAGTATCCCCCACCGCGTAACACGCGCCTACTACCGTTTTCATACCGACGAAAAGAGGTTTACCGCGCATGACTGAACTACAGACTTTTACCTATGAAGCATTTGTAGGCAGACTAGAAAACGGCCAGCAAGTACTGGTACAGATTTTTAGAAACCCGGACACACTCGAAGTACTACACAGCCAAATAGCGTTTAAGACCATTGCTAGTGGTACATGGCAAACGCCCTACACGATTGAGAAACTATGACCATTGCATTAAAAGCCGCGTTTACCGCGCTATTCACTATTGCAGCTGCCGGCATTGCGTATGCACTACCTATGCCTACTAACCCTGCACCTGACCGCCCCGTAAGCACTACAACCGTTTACGAGGCAACCCCACCCACTACCACCACGTTGCCCGCATACGTGAACACATGCACGCAGGTAGCCACATTGGCACTCGCCGAGGGTTTACCGCCTAGCGAACTAGAAACAGCGCTACGGGTGGCTAATCGCGAAAGCCGATGCACAAGTGATGCGTTTAACGCCTACGACACAAACGGGGGCAGTTATTCCATTTACCAAATTAACGGCTATTGGTGCCGGCCTAACCAGTATTGGCCTACCGGTTGGTTGCAGGCTAAAGGCATCGTAGAAACGTGCAGCGATCTATTTGACCCAACCGTAAACACTCGAGCCATGGTTGCTATTTGGCGTAACAGCGGTTGGCTACCATGGAAAACAGCAAACTAAATGCACGAACAGCCCTACCCCGACAACACCCTAAGCGAGGAAACCCGACGCATGCTAGACCCAACAGCAAACGCAATGGCAAAACACCAAATGGCCGTATTTGATCTCATAGATGAAATATGCAGGCCCGCACATATCCCCTACAAACCTAAGCACGCAGACCTAATAGCCCGACTAAAGCGCGTAGCAACTGACCTAGACCTAAGCGGAGACGCAACAGGCTGGCAGGCCGTTAGCGAGGCTATCGAAGCATTAGGGGGCTGACGTGGTAACAGTCAAACTAACCCCCGAACAGATATTTAACGTGCGCGACGTGGCCTACAAAAAAGCCCTTGAGTGCGAGTTGCACAAAATGCGAAACAAACGCCTACCCGGCAACGCATACGAAACCGCGCTAACAGGTGGTTACGGTGAACAGGCACTAGCCATTTACCTTGGCGTTGAGTGGGGTTTTAGACCCTATGACATAACCGCCAACGACGTTGCAGGCTACGAGGTACGCGCCACGTATCACGCTAAAGGCCGTTTGCTCACACATGCAGACGATAAAAACGGCTTATACGTTTTGGCAATAGTGAACCGTGACGATTACACCGTAAACCTAATGGGCTGGTCAAACCTCAAACGCTGCAATACGCCAGGCCGTTGGGCAACTGATCTACCAGTACCGTGCTACGCAATGCCACAAGCCGATTTATGGCCTATGGAAATGTTGCCGGCAACTGTGTTATACCAATCTGCTATAAATAACTAACTAACCCGACTAACTGTAAAGGCACCCGACATGGCGTTTAACATTGACAATTACGTAGACGTACCAACCCGTTTAAGTGAAGCGTTAAAGCGTTTTCCTGATTTACGCATACAAGAAACCAGCGCCGAGGTAGTAACCATGCCTGATGGCTCGACGTTTTACCGTTGCACAGTTACCGTTTGGCGCGACGATACAGACCCATTACCGAGCATTGCTACAGCTGCAGAGCCTTACCCGGGCAAAACCCCATACACCAAAAACAGTGAGTTTATGGTTGGTATGACTAGCGCGTTAGGCCGTGCGTTGGGTTACATGGGGTTTGGAATAAACAAGAGCATTGCTAGCCGTAATGAAATAGAAGCGCGGCAAGACCCTAAAAAACCTGACGCACAAATAGCACCAATACGGCGCGAAACCTCGAGCGCTCACCCTAAACAGGCCAGCCAAAAACAGGTTTACTTTATTAAGTCACTTGCTAAAGGCGCGGGGTTTGATGAGGCAGCCCTGCACGATTACATTGCAGTAACACTTAACAGCGATGCTGTAACACTCGAGACGCTTAACCCTGAACAGGCTACGCAGATCATTGACGCGTTAAAAACATTGCCAAGTAGTAAGGCTGACTGATGGCACAAAAACTAATAAACGTAATACAGGGTTTGCCTGAGGGTTATTTTAATGCGGTGTTTACGATGCGCCAATGGGTGCCGGAAACGCAAATACATGAATTACTGACCTACTTAAAGGCTAAAGACATTGACGCCCTTAAAGCGGTGTTAAATGAAATTGCGCGATTTAACCCGCCCGCACTCGAAACTCAGGCACTACTCAATTTTATTGTGCGCGACTTAAAAGCACCACAAAGGTATTAACCATGGACATAATGCAGCAGCTAGAACTACTTACCCGCATGGTGCGCCTGATTGAGGAAATGCAAAGCACAGCCGATTACCTAGGCAAAGACAAAGTAATTAGCCATTTGCGTTGGGGTACCGAACATTTGTCTAACGACATTTGGGCGCGAACAATACACAAACATTATGAGGTAAACAATGGGCATGCTTGAGGCGCAGTTTAAGAACAGCGTTATAGAGATCGCCACCCGGTATGGCTGGTTAGTGCACCATGACCTACCAGCGATGAACAGCCGCGGCAAATGGGCTACACACATACAAGGTGATAGCGGTTTCCCTGACCTTGTGCTACTCAACAGCAAAGGTGTGCTAGTTTTCGCGGAACTTAAAACAGATATCGGAGTAGTACGCAAAACACAGGAACGCTGGCTCGAGCGTTTAGATAAAGCCGGCGTAATTGTGCAAGTGTGGCGGCCTAACCAGTTGCCTGTAATAATCCGTTTTCTAGCCAGCGCGTAAGCGTCTAGGACTAGCCAAGCCCTAAGCCCGTTGCACGGTAGTTGGGAACATACGGCAACGTAGGTAGTACGCCATGCCCGTAATCATGCGCGACGAAATGACCGGGCCGCTGGCGTGGCAGGCTGTAAACATAATCAGCCAATAAGTAGTTAAGTGGGTACGGGTTAGGGCAACCCCGTGGGTGGGGCTTTAGCGCATTAGGCTTTACATGGTGTAAGCATTGACATACATATAACAAACATACGCACAAGGATTAGCCCGACATGATGAGTAACCAACCAACAACACGAGCAACGCGCGCAAGCGCGGCGCTAGCACAAGCCGTAGGCGCGTGAGTAATGCCAAGTAAACAACAGGGCCCACGTGCTCGAGGCAGCGCGGAATACAAAAGGAATAAGCGCATACTGCTAGCAGAAAACCCATTTTGCCATTGGTGCGGCATGCCGGCATCAGAAGCAGATCACCTCATAGAAGTTGATCGCTGGCCTGCAGACCAACCCGGTGTTAATTCACTTGAG